AAGTCCCAGTCGGTGGGCCGGTCTTGGGTCGATTCAGGCAGCGCAATAAAGTCTGGTTGCCACAGATCCAGAACGTTGCTTGCGGCGGTGGGCCAACTCAGCGCCAGTCCAATATCGATCAGGTCGTCACCGTAGCCTGAAGTAAAGTCCACGATGTAGGGCTGCAAGGTACCCGTACCCGTGAGCGAAGTCGGTGAAAAACCGCTCAGAGCAGTGGTGTAGCGATTGGTATAGAGCGCGACGGTAATCGGGTTTGAAGCCGCGACCAGAGCTTTGATGAACACATCGCCAACGCGCTTGAATGCCCTGGCATCGCCTGCGTTTTGGCAACCTGGAATCACCACGGAAGTTGCGGTTTCAGGGTTGCCGCTGCCCAGCACGCGCACCGTGCCGTCTGTGCAGCCCACCATCACAGTATTAGTCTCGGGGCCCTCTTCCAGGGCGTGCGCCGTAAAGGGGTATTGGCCCACGTCCACGCTCCAGCCGCCCGCAATCTGGTCATACACCAAGGTGCGCGGCGTGCTGGTTGAGTCCTCGTAGTCGTAGTAGAGATAGCCGTTGGCATAGGCCAGTTTCTGCGCTGTAGGCTTGGTGTCATCTGGGGGATAGACGGTGTATCCGTCAATGGTTACCGCCTGCGGTGTCACACCTTCGCGCGGGAACAGGTTGTAGATGTCGCCGCACAGGAATTGGTCGGCTCCGCCAAACGAGCAGGCATAGATACCGTCCTTGGCGCGATAAAAGGCGGTGCTGCCGCCGTCGGTAGTCAGGCAGGTGGCAATATAAAGGCCGCGATCAGTTTGGGCCAGCACCAGGTTAAACTGGCTTCCGGCCACGCCGCTCACAGTAGCCAGCGCGGTGGTAAAGGTGGGGTAGATCAGCCAGCGCCGCTCGGTTGAGAAGACCATTCCCAACCCGGCGGTGATACAGCCGTTCATCAGTGGCTCCGCGGGGCTGGTCACCACGATGGAATTGGTATCCGGCGCCGAGTCCGGGTTGTTGCCCTTGGTGAAGTAGAGCGTGCCGGGATTCAGCGGATCGCCCACGGCAAACATGTAGGCGGTGTTGTCTGTCGGTCCCCACAGATAGGGCAGCGGTTGGGCGGCCAAGATCGGCTCGGGAATCGAGTAGGCAAGCCCGGTTCCGTCTGGCACTCCAGGAATCGACATTGAGGTAGCCGAGGTCGGCCGCGCAATCAGCGTGTAGGCCAACGCCGTGGGCGAGCCAATTTGGATGTTGGTACCCGGCAACCAGCGGGTGTTGAACTGCGCGCCAGAGGCCCACGTGAGCACGCCGCCTGAAACGTTGACCACGCCGCTGTGGGGCAGGTCGAGCACCGGGAACGGCTCGAAGTTGTCGAACTGCAATATCGGGTTTGAGGTGATTGCGGTGTCAGAGAGTTGATCGGTGATCTTGGTGGGCGGGTTGGTATTCGGTCCGGTGGCCACGTAGGTAAAGTTGGTCACTGCGGCGTCAGAGCGGTAATAGTCCACCAGATCCACCTGCGGGTCGTTGGAGTAGGTGGGGGTGACGGTGTTGTCCAGCACCGGCGTCACTTGCGGCGTTGATTCGGGCGACGGATTTGAAACTGCGCCGGTCAGCGAACTGCGATAGGTATAGCGGTACGAGACTTCAGTTCTAACTCCGCTCGGCAGGGGCGGAATCACGGCGCTGTTGCAGGTCATAATCAGCGAGCGTCCGGTGTGTTCCCAGTAATCCCAGTCGATTTCAACTGCGTAGGCTCCGGTGCCCGGAAAAGTCACGGCGATGGTGGTGGTTACCGCGCCGCCTGCCCCGTTTGGCGTTGTCACCAGCACTAGTGGTAAGTCATCAACCACGGTTTTGGTTTGACCGTTGGTGCCGGTCACATAGCCGCCGCTCACCGTCGCGCCGCCGCCAATACCCATCATGATTTGGTCTTTGTTCTTCACGGTGAAGGAATAGGTGCCGGCGGTCGGCACAAAGAGACTTCCCACGACGCAAGCGTTGAAGTCCTGGTAGCCTTGCGACTCCAATGCTGGGCTGAAGAGCGGAATCGAGCCGGTCACAGCTCCGGTCGAGTCCAGCGTGTCCCACAGCACGGGCACAGTGCCGTCCTCGGGAGTGGAATCGAACTGCCAGGAATTGTTCGTCACCGAGCCTGCGGCGGTGGAGCTGGTACGGGCAATGCCAGTGCCCGAGTCGTTCGGGTTTCTCCAGATGTAGGTCGCCACCGGCCCCGAGTGCGGAGAGTCGCCCCAGTAATAGGCGGTTACGTTACCCATCGTGGAAACCTTGGTGGCAATGGCAGAGGTCACCAGCGTCCAGGCGATGGAGAAGGAACCTGCCGGAGTGTTGGCGTTGAAGGTGTTGCCGCTTGAGTCGATGCCAATCTGGAACGACGTGGCGGTAGGCGGGACCTGTAGTGTCGTGCCCGCGCCAATGTTCACTGGGTTAGGCAGCGTGGCCGTTCCTGGCGTGATGTTGCCGGGGCTGTCAAAGAACGCGCCCACCACCATCGAAGAACTTCCCGTCGAACCGGGATAAATGAAGTAGCCGGGATACGAAGACGTATTGTGCTGGGCATCTCCGGGAAGGTGCAGGGCTCCGTTGATTTCGATGGCACCGCTTGGGGCTGTAACCACTAGCGTCAGCGATTGCGCACCAGGGCCGATTGCGATCGTTACAGGGGCAGATCCGTCTTGTCCGGGCCCAGTGCCCACGTCGTCGCTATGCCCATAGTTGTAGCTGGGGTTGGCGCCCAAGTAGTTGGTCCAGGGGATCGTGGTGTTGGGCAGCGCGTCCACGCCTGTCGTGGTGGTTCCTGTGGTCGAGATCGCTGGGGCGATTTGCGGTTCCTTGACGCCGGTCTTGTAGGTCAATCCGTCCGAGCGGATCTTGAGCATCCCGGTGCAGGCAAAGCTGCTGGCCGTGATGGTTACGCCTCCCGAGGAGTCGCCCGTATACATCCACGGCTGAACTGAAGTATTGGGGCGGAAGGGGCAAAGCGATACCGGGTTACCGCTCAGTCCGGTGGCCACTCCGGTCGAGTTCACATACATCGTGCCCGCCGCGCCAATCACGCGCACGTAGTAGGGCGCTCCCGGCCCAGCCGGGGTGGTGTCGTTCAGCAGCCGCAGAGAATGGACGGGTGTGGGCAGCGACGAGACCAGCGCGGCCGACTCGGTGGCGCGGCCCACAATCTGCAGTTGTTTGTAACCCCGGACGTTCTGTAAAAACCCATATTTTCCCTGGGGGAGCGCGTCCAGCGGGTGCACGGTATCGATGCCGCCGGGGACCATCCGAATTCCGTTGGCATCGCGTTGAAAATTCTGGGGATTAGCCATAAATCCCCCTCTTCAGAAGTTCGGCTTCGAGGGAGAATTCAGATTGCATCATCGCGCTCAATCTGGACTTTGAGATTTGCATCTCTTTAGCCCATTCCGACGCAATCTGCGTCTTTCCGAACGCAGTCAGGAGCCTGTTGGTTCTACGGTTGTGCGCTTGCTCCAGCGGAGTGGCCCACTTACAATTTCCGGGCTCATAGTGGCCGTTGTTGTCGATGCCTTCGAGCGTCAATCCACTCGGCGCTTTACCCACATCGGCGACGAAAGTCTCGAAGCTGTTCCGCCACTTTTCGCAAACTGTAATGCCTCGGCCACCGTAGTTCTTGAAAGGCTTTACGCGCGGGTTATAGCATCTGTTTTTAATGCCTTGCCACACCCTCCACTCTTTTGTTCCCTTCATCCCGTGCGTTTTGCTTCTTTTGCTGGTCAACTCCCTAGCTAGACATCCACAGCTCTGCGTGGTTCCGTTCCGCAGCGCGTAACCTCTGAAAATTCTGGTGGTTCCACAATCGCAGCGGCACAACCAAGCTGCGTATGGTCCGACATTTTCCGCACGCGCAAGCACGAGCAGTCTCCCGACCTTCTTTCCCGACATATCGGGAGCGGTCCAGAAACCGACGTTTGATTTACGGTTGGGTTTTCGCGAGTTGGCCACACTGTCGCCTCGGTCAAAGCAGAAACGGCTCAGACCGTTTCCGGTTCTGAGCCGCTGCTTGTTCGCCAAAGGGCGGGGCGCGTCGCTCCGTGCAATGCATAGATGCTGCGTGGATCAACACAAAAAGTCAACGCCTATCTTAAGTTGCGCTGCGTTGACGACAACAAGGCAGACGACCCCGAAGGGATGCACCGTAAGGCATCGCTTGCACCGTAGCGTTCTTGCGGTGCATAATCTACCCATGAGAACACGCGCTAATGTCCATCTCGACAACGATGCTTACATCGCCGCGGCTACCTATGCCGCAGCAAAGGGTCTCGCCTTGGGTGCCGCCATCAGCGAACTTATCCGCCGCGCGGAACAAGCTCCGCAACCGTCGTCTTCCTTGCTGACAACGAACCGGCGTGGATTGTTGGTTAAGGCGAAGGCTGGCCGGATCGTCACTCCTGAGATGGTCAAGGAACTCTCGGAGGATGATCTTGACTAAGGCTCCTGTCCACCTGCTGGATGTAAACGTGGTTATTGCTCTGTTGGACCAAGCTCACATCCACAATCAAGCGGTAGAGGAATGGTTTGATACACCCGGCTTACAGTGGGCGCTCTGCGCATTTACCGAAGCCGGAGTCCTGCGGTTCTTCACTCGGCCAAAGACCGGCGATATGAATATGGAGCAGGTCACAGCCATGCTGGAGCGGCTGAAACAAGAGCCAGGGTATCGCTATCAACCGATTCCTGCGGACTGGCAGACCTTGACAAAGCCATTCTTCAAGCGCTTGCACGGCCACAATCAAATTACCGATGCCTATCTGCTAGGTCTGGCTGTGCGGGAGGGACTTGTATTCGTAACATTCGACAGGGCCATCTTGCATCTGGCAGGAGAGCACAGTCAACACGTTCATATCGTGGGACCAAAGTGAAGCCCTAAGCGGTTTTCACTCCTTTTCGTCGCTCCTTTTTTCCTTGAACGCCCAACCGGCAAAAGCACCGGCCAGCGTCAGCAGGCCGCCGAGGATAATGTCCAGTCCGTAACTGCTCGCGGCTTCCACTTTGCCCAAGCCGGTGATGGTCGCAAGAAACCCCAGCACCAGCAAAAGCAGAAAGCCAAAGCCCAACTTCAAAAACGGAATCCAACCTGGATCGGGTGGTTGCCAGCTCATCGTTTTGCTCCTGCGTTGTTGTAGCGTTCCTGGTTGCGGTCCTGTGCCTGCCCGCGCTGCACCAAGATATCCGCAAAACTACCGGTGCTTTTCAAGCGCGAGTTTTCCGCCGCGCAGGCTTGGATCGCCCGTTGTTCCAGTTCAAGCGCTTGTTGGAACTCCGCGCCGCCCTGTTTGAAGGTTGCAAAGACTTGCGCCAAATCGAGCACGGTATCCCAGTTGCTGCGCGAAACTTGCACGTAGTCCGCGTCCAGAGTCGGGACGGGCGCGTTACCCAGCACGGTCACGCCAATGCCTGAGCCGGTGGGCGCGGCCAAAAAGTCGATTCCGCCCAGCACCACGCAGGGGCCAAAGCTAGCCGGCGCCGCGTCCCACTCTGGGCTGTAGCGATCCATGGCGGCAATCGAGGGCATGTCACAGGCCGCGCCGTTGACCTTGGCCAGCATCGCCCAGGGCGTCTTCAGCAGCAGGTTCAGTCCATCCTGGTAGCGGCGCAGGCAGTAGGCGGCGCGTTCGCGGTCGGTTGCCTCGCTCTCGCGTCCCAGCAGGTCGGCCAGCGCGCCCCATTCGGCTACCCAGGCAAAGTCATCGGGAATGCCCAGCAAGGTAGGCGTGGGCGGGCTGAAAGCAGTGCCCGATTCAAGCACCACTGCTTCGTAGTTTCCCGGCTGGTTCGGCGGTATATCCACATCCCAACTCAGCGGCGGTTCTGAGGTCAGCATAAAGGTTTGCGGTGTCCCCGAGGGTTGCTGATAGAGCGGAGCCTCGTAGAATTCTTGCGCCACGGTATCGTCGCGGTAAAGGGTGCTTGCGCCAAAAAACTTCAGCGTTCCAGAGACAACTCCGGTAGTTGGCTGAGACAAAGCCACCGAACCTAATCCGATGCCGGTCACGGTGGTTGGGTAGGCGAGCCCGGTTCCGGTCACCAGTTGCCCGGCTGCGATCCCCGCAGTTGACGCCACGGTGATCGACGGAGCGCCTGAAAGGGCTGTTCCGGTCGTGGTTGCCTGCACGGGTTGGTAACGCACTCGCTCCACGTCGATCACAGTGTCGGGCAAAAACGTGCGCCGCACGTTGGGCGTCAGGGCAATCCCGATCATCAAACTTTGGTTGCAGTTCGAGGCCTGCAGCATCTCGTCGCGGCGTCGCTGCAAAGCCTGAGACAAGTCAAAGATCGAGAACTGGCTAGTGCCGGTCCACACGCCGCCGCTGGGCGGCTCCAGCAGCATGTATTCCATCTGCGTATAGCAGTAAGTATCGGTCAGCGTGCGCAGCCGCGGTGAGCCTGTCAATGAACCGAGCGAGTTCCAAAGGCTTGCGGAGTTATAGGCAAAGTCAATTTTCCAGGTATAGGTCAAGGCGTTGAACATGCGCAGCGCTTGCTGGATGTAGATGCCATTCTCTTGGTCGCTCCAGAAAACATTCCCGCTGTCGGCTAGTCGCGAGGCTAGCTGTTGGCGCGCAGTCGCAAATGTCAACCACGTGTAGAGCGGCATTCGGGCCTTCTAGCGCTTCTTTGCCAGCGCTTTCCCCTTGGCTTTTTTGGCCTTCATCTTCGGCGCGCAGGTTTCCATGTGGGTAGTGGCAATGCGCATGGCGGCGCGGCCGTTGGGGGCCACAAAGGTGCGGCGGCTAAAGCTCGCGTTCTTGCCGCCTTTTTCGCTGCTCACGTGCACCACAAAGCCGTTTTCTGCTTTCTCCACGGCGGTTGAAACCCGCGCGTTTTCACCTGCCGGTGTTGCTGCTGTACGGGCCATGGCGTTATCCTTTCGAACTCACGCGTTTACGGTTGGTTGTTTTCTTCGCACTTCCCTTCTTCAGTCCGCTCACGCCGATGTCTGGGAATTTGCCATGCACTTTGCGGCGCACCTGTGCTTTTTCGGCTGCCGTGCCGTGCTGGCTCACCCGCGCCAGCGCATTCCGCGCGTGCGCCTTATCTGGGACCGGATACCGGCGTCCCTTGAGTGCAAACGACTTTCCGGGCAACTTCTCGCGCTTTTTGTAACTCAACTTGGCCATCGCTCCTCCGTAGGCTAAAAGCAGAAACGGCTCAGACCGTTTCCGGTTCTGAGCCATTGCTTGTTCTCCTCGAAGGAGGGGCATGTCGCTCGATATGTCTGTTCCACTCTAGGCGCGTTTATCTTTTGCTTGCAACCCTTTTTCTGCGCGCTTTCTTCGTCTGCTTTCCCTTGCGCGGGCCGATTCTGCCTTCCTTACGCAGGTACGAAAGCAAGATCGCTTTGGCTTGTTTTTTGCTGCGCACAATCTTGCCGCCTTTGCCCGAGTGTAGTTGGCGCTTGCGAAATTTTGTCATCACTTCACTAGCCGGCATCGTTTTACTCCGATCATTGCATCTGCATAATTCGCAGCGGTTTGGTTAAAACCCGACGCAAGAGAATACGAATTGATCCGTGCTTCCCAAATTCGCACCGGTAAAGGTCACGGTCGTCTGGTTGTAGTCAGTCTCTCGGATCGTAGCGGCTCCGGTCGTCATATCCGTTACGGCGCAGGCAAATCCGTGCGCAGCGGTAACGCCGGGCGTGATAACGGGGGAGCAGGTCGAGGAAGACGCAGTGAACGAGCCAGCCAGAGCACCGCCGCTTGTCGCCGAAGTGCTACATCCCGAGGTCACAACAAAAGTTGTGCCAGCCGCTGTGAATGCTGTCGTTGTCAGTCCAGCCGTCACCACGGCATTCGCGTGAACAGTCGCACTGGCGCTTTCCGATCCCGCGTAGATGTCGGTCACACTGCTGTTGCCGAGCACGCCATGATTGCTTGCCGTTGGCCATGCTTGGTAGCCGAGCCCAAAACTGTCATTAAGCACGGAAGCGGACCCCGGACCGGCATCTTCCCCGATCCACGTGTTATACGATCCTGTCGTGTTCCCGTAGCTATAAATCTGACCTTCGCCAGCCAAATAGCCAACAGCAGTGTTGTCCGATCCGGTCGTGGTTTGCTGAAGAGTTGCTCCTCCGATGCCGGTATTGTTCGATGCGGTTGCGCCCGAGAGTGCGTTGGCTCCCAATCCAACGTTGAACGCGCCAGAGGTGTTGTAATACAAAACGTTCTGGCCAACGGCGGTATTATTCGAGCCGGTGTTCGAGAACAAGGCATTGAGGCCGATGCTAGTGTTGTTCGCTCCCGTCAGGTTGGCATGGAGCGAATAACTGCCGACGGCTGTGTTGCCTGCCCCCGAGGTGTTAGAAGACATTGACGCGTAGCCAATGGCGGTTCCATAGCCTGCCGTATCGGAAAGCAAGGCTTGGTAACCGATCGCTGTGCCATAACTCGATGTCGAATTCTGCATAGCCTGATATCCAACCGCCGTGCTTCGAGTCGAAGTGTTGTTGTTCGCAAGAGTATTCGAACCAACAGCCACATTGAAATCGCCGCTAACGTGATGAAGCAGCGTGCCGTTACCCATCGCAACATTGCTGCTCGAATTGTCGCTAAACATCGCATATTCGCCGACGGCGGTATTTTGCCCTCCGGTCCCTGTCGAAGCCAGCGACTCATGGCCAACGGCCGTATTGCCACTTCCGCTGGTGACGACGGCCATCGAATAGTTGCCGATAGCCGTGTTTCCACTGGACGCATTGCCATTCAGCAAGGCGAAGTAACCAATCGCGGTATCGCTGTTACCTGTGACAGTGGGATACTGTGGTGGTCCATGCAGTGCCCAAATCCCATAAGCCGTGTTGCCTAAGCCGTCGTCCAGTGGCGTGCCAATCACCGGAAGAGCTGCCGTGATTGTTGATGGCCCAAGATATTCGAAGGATGCAACTGAGGGAAGAGTATAAAAGTACGGGACAATCTTTTGATAGATCAAGTTTGCCCAGAAGGCGTAACCAGACGAAGAAAGATGGATATTGTCCCACTGCGTGTACGCCGCATTCGCCAAGTGGGTTGCAGCCGTGCTTCCCGCGTAACCACGGGTGCAACCCGTGATTGGATAGTAGGAATAGGACGGGCTTGTTGCTGGAGGGATAATTGGTCCGACAACTTGCGCGCCCACCGTGATCACAAAGATATACTCAGAGTCGATCAGCGCTTCGGCTTGGCTGGGCGTAAAATTCTGAACGTTAATCGTGTTCGATAGCGAACAAGCGGTCGTAAATGTGACTGGGGAATAAAGCGTTCCGCCAGTATAGATTGATCTGTTTGACGAAGGTAAAATACCGTTTGTGTGGTCATACACGTCAAGCGCGTTCGCTGGGTTGAAGTTTGCCATCAGCGGCGTCCAGTCGTCCAGAAAACTGGTTCCATAGGTTGAGGCAAGCACCGCTGATTCGGCCTGCATTTCGGTATAGAGTGTGCTTCCGACAGGGTTTGAGACAGAGTTGACCGCAAGATGCAAAACCAAGTAGGGCGTAGTCGGCGCAAGTTGCGCGATCATCGCGGCGATATTTGCGCTGGTGTCGTTATAGGGCGGTGTCTCTCCGGCATCATCGGTTCCCGCCTCGATGATTTGATACCAAGTTTTATGGGTGGTGTCGGCTGTAAACTTGGTCAAAATCTGGGCAGAACTATATCCGCCAACTCCTCCGTTGTAGACTTGGACTCCGGTCATCTGCGATAGATCGTAAGGCCAGTTGCTCGTTGTAACCAGACCATTGGTATTATTTCCCTGGGTCAGCGAGTCACCCCATGCGGCAACGCTGTACATCGCCGGCAAGCCAAGACCGATACTAATCGATTGCGCTGGGGCCTTGTCGACGAGAGTAACCGGTGACGGGTAGACATTGGGTGCAACGCCGCCGCTCAGCACTACATCATATCCCTGGCCTAACGGTGCAAAGAACATCCACGATCCATCCGTATTGGCCGTGAACGGATTGGTCAACGCTCCACCTGAGCTGCTGCTGTAGATCGTCGGTTGAACGATTGTTCCCGTCAGATACACAGTGACTGTGCATCTCGGGATGATGCCCAGTTGGTAATTCGACGACTTCAGGCCAGAAATCGTGGCCTGCGCGGCATTGTTGCCGCAAACGCCAGAAATCGGAGAATTTTGGCCAAAAGACAAAGAAGTAACGCAGGCAATCCCCGTCGCAATCACTGACAACAACTTCGTTCTCATTGGGTGCCTCCCTTCGGGCCAAAAAACAACGGCGGCCCAAAACCATTCCTGGTCTTGAGCCGCTGCTTGGTCCCTATCGGGTGGCGCGTCGCTCTGGTTATCCACCTAGACTGTAGGCGTGTTCGTCCTTTCTCTGCAACCGTTCATTTTGGCGGCGCGGGCGCGTCCACTGCCTTGGCATCCCAGTTCTTGTAAAACGCAATCAATGCCAACACGGTAGTGAGCAGCTCCTCTAGCCAGCCGGGCATCACTTGGTGAATCTGGTTCACAAGATCGTGGAACTGCGGCACCGCGCTGTAGGCCACCATCAGCGACGTAAAGATAAGCGCGAGCGCATGTGTCCATCCGCCTTTTTGGGCAATCCAAGCCTTGATTTGTTCAATCATCACTTCTCCTTGAAAAACAGTTGGTCTTCAATTTCAACCGTGAAGATGACTTTAGCCGGGTCCCAATGTTGCGGGAAGGTCACCACGGTTCCGTCCGGTTTGGTAAAGGTCTTGTTGCTGCCCTTGATCCCTTTTGGCGCGTAATAGAGTGTCGCCCCCTGGGTAATGTCCGGCAATTCCATGTCGACCGCCTGCGCCGCCATGTTAAGCGCCGCAGCCATCCACTGATCGCCGATCTCTGGCCAAAGAATCGCCTCCGGCCCTTGGACGGTCATTGAAGAGAATTGCGCCGGTTGGATGCACTGCGCATAGAAGCTGCTGTGGTGCTTGGCTACGCGGTTGGCAATGGCGCAGATCACGCTCTGCATCCCATCGTTGTGTCCGCCGCGATTTTCGCGCCACGCCGTCAGCGCGGTCACGTAGATATCGGCAATCGAGTCAAGCGTAATCGGCATTGCATCACCTCAAAAACCGCGTTGAAGCAGAGGGCTGTGTTATTTCACTACCGGAGTCGGCCGGTGGCGTTTTGGTTTTGCCGCAGATGCAGCAACGCTAGACTTTGAAATCTGCAGCGCGCCGCGGTCCCATACGCCGTTGGAACCGCGAGTCACTCCATTCATGTCCACGTTGAACGTGTTGGCCACGGTCGCGGCGCCATTCCAGTACGTTCCCGCGTTCGTCAGGGCGATTCCGGGTTTGGTGTCGGCTGCCAGGTTAAAGTTTGCAGCCGCAATGTTCACAAAAGGGTTCTGTGGCGACACTTGCTTGTTCGCGTCCTTGTCGTTGGCCGCGGTGTTGGGGCTCATAAAGTAGGCGTCGTATCCGTGCACCGTAGCTTTTGTAAATGTCGCGCCGCCGCCCTGGGTTCCGCCCTTCGTCAGCCCTTTTTGGATAATGTCGCTGCCGGTGTATTGGCTCAGGTCGGCTGCGTACCAAAGGTTGTTTTGCTCTTGCCAGCCGGCCATCGGCGTCTTATAGCCAATGCCAATTCCGTAGGTTACTTCGCAGGTATCAGAGGCTCCGTCAACCACTTCACAGTATGGGAAACCGTTATCCGCGTTGGTGTTGTTCACAAACCATAGTTGTCCGGCAGTCATTGAGAAATCGTAGATAGCCAAACTGCCATCTCCCACTGCGCACCAGTTCGGGTTGTCGGCAAACCACAGATTTCCGTAGATGTACCACGGTCCTCCATAGCCGTTGCCGCTGTTATAGTCTGCCCCCGAAGCCGTGTCCGGCCCCGTGTTGGTGCCAACCATGTCGGTAATAATGTTGTAGCGCCACGCAAAGGTATTCAGCCCTTCAGAGCAGGAGCAGGGCGTGCCGTGCGGTCCGGTGCCTGACGCTTGGTCGGTGTAGTCGCGAGTCATAAAGGTGTATTCAATGGTGATGTTCTTTCCCGCTCCAAATCCAGATTGTCCTGCATGGTTGCCGCGCAAAAAAAAGTCCCACGTCGCGTCGTGAATATACAAATGGCTGAACAGCAGGTTGTAGCTTCCACCTTCAAAGTCAAAAGCGGCATCTGCCAGGCCGGCGTCTTCTGTTTGGTGGTTACCGGCAATTTCAACGTACTTGAAGCTGACATCGTGATCGAAGGTTCCTGGGTTCGGGTAAACGTTGTAGCCTTCACCGCCAAGAACAATTCCGCACAGTGTGCAGTCGTTGCCAGTGTTGCCGTTGCCTCCGTAACCGTTTGTTGCAAGTTTGAATCCGTAGCCCTCGGTCGCAAGGTTTGGGTAGGCGGCGAGCGGCGTAGCATAAGAGCCGTCAAAAACAATGTAGCTTTCTTGCGACACATCCCAAATAGGTCCGCAGGCTGCTGTGCACTGCCACAGGGCTTGGCCTATGAAGGCTGGGTTCCATCCTGTGTCTGTTCCGTGGTTGGCCGCGGTCGGCGCCTTAACGGTAATCACGGCTGTGCCTAAAACAGAGTCGTTAAACACGTGTGGGCCATAGGTTCCGGCCGCCACCCAGTAGGTCACGCCGCGCGTCAGTTTGGCCGGAAGTGTGTTATACGCGTTGGTCCAGTCCGCGCCGGTTTTATTTCCGCTTGCCCCCGCGCGCACATAGCAGTTGCCGTTGGTGTCGCAACCCAAGGCGAACAGGGCCGAGGGTAGCAACACCGTAGAGGAAAGAACGAGCATTGCCCAAGTAATTGCTTTCGGCATTTTAGACTCCTTACTGCAAGTCCAGCACCGTCGCAGATAAAGGCGGCACGTAGACCGTGAAGACGTGACTCACAGCTGTTAGGCTTGCCGGCACAAAGGAACCGATCGGCATCCCAGAGTAACTTCCATCCCAAGTAATGTTCGAGGCTCCGCCGTACTGCAGGCCCCATGCGCACATCCAGGGCGCGGTCGCCGCGGTAGGGCAGCCTTCGTAAGCCGTACCGATCGTCGAAGATCCAAAGGTTGCGCCGGTCACTGTAGCCTGGAATGTCGAGGTTGACGGTGAGCAAGTAGCGTTGGGCTTGGTCCGTCCAGTGAGCGAGATCGTGACCCATTGGTCGGGCAGTGTTGTGCCTGAGCCGCTAAAGCCATGGAGGTAAAGCGGCATGTTGTACATGGTGCCAATACCGCTTGGAATCGGCGAAGGGTCGAAGGTCAGGGTAGCGCTCCCGCTGGCAGTTGCTGGAAGCGAGATAACGACCGAACTTGACGACGGCACGCTGGTCACCGTCGCCCAAAACGGAATGCCGGTGCCAGATACGCCCATTCCCGCCGTCAGCCCAGCGGTCGACGAGATTCCAGTGATCGTGGTGCTTCCTGAAGTCGTAGTTCCGGTTCCGCTCGGTGTGATGGCAGCTTGGCTAACGCAAGGAATGCTAAACGTCGCCGTCGTTCCACTAATGCCGGTAAGGGTCAGCTGGGCAGACCAAGGCGCCTTGGCTTGGTTTGCCGCCAGCGACATGTCCGGAGCAGAAAGCGTCGCATAGCTGCCCGTGGTCAAACTACCCGCCGTGCCGTTGATCACAACATTTCCGCCCACTGCGTCGGAATCGTTAATCAAAATCAGGTGGGTATGGCCATCGTTGAGCGACGTATTTTGGACTGCGGCAGCCGTAAATCCCGAGATAACGCTTGACCCGGCCAGAGGCAGCCAAGATGTTGGATGGGCCGAAGTTCCCGGTGCGCCAAAAAAGTTGAACAACGCAACCATGCCGTAGTAAGCCCCTTGGACCGCGGGGCCCACGTTTCCACCGGCGCTGCTGACATCTTCAAGGGTATTGATGCACGTTGTTCCCGTGCAGCTCGGCGAGAACGTCCAATTGAATAGTCCATATAGATTCGACTCGCCGGTAAAGAAGTTTTCTCCATCCACGCCAGAGAATGCAAAGTTCTGGGCTGGAGAAGCCATTCCGGTCGAGGCAAGTGTACTGGCGATACCGCTATAGCTGCCCTGGTAAATCAAGTCGGCCGGAACGTAGAGCGCTTGTTGAATTGTGTCGCTGATCCCGTGTTGCGCGGGAGACATCGAGTTATGCTCGCCCGTACGGTAGAGGATCGGAGACGCCAATGCACCGCCGCCGGTGTAAGTCCCGATCGTCAAGCCTTTGTACTCGTTGGCGCCCACGCCCAGTACGCCCGTCTTTGTGTTGGCGGCAGGCAGCGTCAACAGGTCTTGCGGGTTGCAGTTGGGGTTCTTCGGCACGTTGATCGTCGAGTTGCTCGCGGTTCCCGTCACCACGGTCAGCAGTCCCGACGTGGTTGAGTCTGCCGCGCCCATCTGTTGGATCGTGCACGAAGTTGGAGTCGAACAAGCCAAGGTGCTGGCAACGCCAACTTGGTTGAAGTTGGTTGAGTTGTAGCCGGTCGAGTTATGGTAACCGCAGTAGGGCGTCGGAAAGCCGCCCGACTCAGGCACCGGCGGATAAACGTACTGGTTTCCGCCCGCGCCGGGGCAGCTCACTTGCGGAACTAGATCCATGCCGGTTCCGTTTACTCCCAAGGGCGTATTGGTAATGTTCGCGGCCGGGGCCGAAATCATGGTTAGGTTCCCGCCGGTGCTTGAAGCGCCCACGGTGGCAGAGCCGGTGGTATACGTGATGGTCGCGCCGGTTACCCCGTTCACCGCTGTGCGGGTTTTCGGTGTAGTCGAGGCAATGGTCACGCCACTCAGGTTAAAGCTCGTGTCGGTAACGCCCGCTACGTTGATGGTCGCGCCAGAGTAAACGTAGGCTTGGTCGTAACTCGTGGCGGCGTCGTTGGTTGAGTCGGTAAACAATGGCCATGAAGCGCGGAAGGAATCGGTTGCGTCGGAGGCACATGCGGTTCCTGCTTGGCCGCCCAAGCAGATGATGGTGAGCGGCTGGCCGTTCAATGAGGTATCGGTCACGTTCCCGTTGAACTGCATGGTTTGTCCCGCAATTCCTGTAGGCGTGGTGCTGGTGTTGAACAATCCAACATTGTTGGTCCATGTGTGCGAGGTAATCGTGTCCCAGTCCGCCAAAGAGGCCGTTACCAATTTAGTGCCGCTGCTGTAGGTTTCGCCCCCCAGGTTGATCGTGGTCGCAAAGTTCGTCGGCTGGCTCAGCGTGATCGTGGTGGTGCTGGTGGTCGGCGAGTACACCGTACCGCCTGAAGATGAAGAGTTGGCTCCGAGCTGCGCCCACGTCAGGGTCGCGCCCACGGCCGAGAGCAGCAGGAACGATCCGTTGTACGAGGTGTCCGTTACGCCGCTTACCGTCACTACAATGCCTGCGGAGTAGCCGGGGGAGGAGCTGAGCACAGCGGTTACCGTATTGCTGCTGCGCGCAATCGAGTTGATGGTGTAAACCGTGGGCGTCGACCCGGCACGGCTCAGGTTCGAGATCGGAAATGTCGGACAGTAGGTTTGTTTGCCGAACGGGTAGCTATGCTGGCTGATCATTGAAAAGCCAGTGCCGGCACCGGGGCTTATCATGTTGAGCACATTTGGAGTCACCGGCACGTTGCCATTGCAGCCCGTCTTTGGGTCGCACGTTACGGTGCTCGTACCGCCCGTCAACTGCGGTCGGTACCCGTTCTGCGCAGCTGAGGGGTTAAACCAAGTCACGGCAGGCGTAATGCTGTTGGTTGCCATGTCGTTCTGGATATCCAGGAAGTCCTGCATCCAACTTTCGGCCTGGCTGGCGACGGTACAGTGCGTTCCACCCGCAGGCACGGTAAACGACGGGAGGGTGCTGTTGTAGTAGAGGGTTCCGGCATTGGTAATCGTCACCGCGCCAGGGTGGCACGTGCCGTCCGCGCTCACCACCACGGTCACAACCGCCTTCGTGCCGGTGTGCGCATTGCTGTCCGTAATGAGCGTATAGGTTCCCGGTGTTTGTCCCGAACCTGCCGCGAGCACGGGAATCCACGCCTGCGTGATTCCGCTTGAGTACAATCCGTAGGTCGAGAAGCGGTAGAACCAAGCGTTGGTCTGCGCCTGCGTGGTGTAGTTGTCCGGTTCGTTGCCCATCTCGTAGGCAATCAATTGGCCGGTTCCGCTCGGCCCGTAGTTCACGCCCACGGCGTTCTTATCAAACTGTGCGGCCCCACTGGTGAGCGCGTTGTTCCACTGCCGGATGTTTTCGGTCGCATAGCACATACCCGTCGCCGGGGGCACCACCGTTCCAAACGTTCCGGTACCGATCGACGGTCCAAAACGATGGCTATGGCAGTAGCCGGAGCTGGCCAAGTCGGTGGCCACTGTCACCTGGATGTACGGGTCGTACTGCAGCAGGCCAATCACCGGGTCGTAGAGAGCTGAGGTAGGCGGGAACAATGTTCCGAGCGCGCAGGTTGGCACGGTGCTATAAAAGCCGTACCACTGCGACTGTAGGGTCCAATAGCCGTTATCCGATCCAGTGCCAGTCAGTACACCGGTGGTCACGTCAAAATAGCCATTCCCGCTGCCCAGTACGGTGTACGCAGTGGTCACATTCGCCGGCGTACTGGGGTTGTTGAACCCGTCGCCGGGCGCAAATCCATGCAGGTAGAATGCTCCGGTCGGCTTTGTATCGGTAATGGTCACGTAAGCGTCGGCAGAGGACCCCGCCTCCGTCGGATAGACCTTGTCCCCGGTCGCGTATCCGCTTCCCCACGCGCCCACGTTGGCGGCAGTAATCTTTCCACCAGCGGCGGTCACGTAAAGCAGCATTCCGGTGCCTGAGCCTGAAGTAGTCGTCGCTACAATACCGGTGGTGGCATAGCCAGACGTGCCCTGGTTGGTCAGGGTCGTTCCCTGGGTATAAAACCGCGTCACGCCCGAGGTGCCGTTGGCCGTCGCAGACCATGTAAGTCCCGTCCCTGCGGAACTCCCCGCGATCGCTTGCCCAATCGGCACGTTGTAGCATTGGAAGTCGTAGGGCCCCTGCGGGTCCATCTCAATGCGATGGAGAAACGACCTGTTGTAGGGCGTCGTGCCCATAAACGCGTTGTTCGTCCATTGCTGGTAGAGCGTCGGCATCACTTCCTGGGTGAGCCCGCTGAATGTTAGCGTGACGCCAGATTCGCTGCCGGTCGTCGCCAGTGAAAGCAGTACAGTGGTACCGCTAATGCTTTGCACTTCGCTTCCAGACGTGATACCGAGACCTGATACGGTTTGCCCTACGTAGACTCCAGAAGCTGATGCGACAGTGATAGTCTTCGTGACTCCACTCCACGTTCCTGTCGTTGTCGCCGTGATCCCGGCAGTGGGGTTCGAAGTGCACTTCGGCTGGCCAGTCCCGCCGCAATTGGTGTGGCGCGGAAAGTAAAGATAGAGATCCGTCGAGGGCTCTGAGGTTCCAATGATGGTGAGCGGCACCGGGTTCGCGGGCGTTGCGCCAACAGAGATGGTGGCAATGGTCGACACGCTTGACGGGGCGGCGCCGAATACCGCGCCGTACTGCGCATAACAAATTCCCGGCAGCAGAAGCAAGGCGGCAGTAGCTAACTTTCTCACTGCGCAATCTCCTTATACCAACCTCCGCCTCCGTCCCCGCCGTTACCGGCAGTTGCGTATTCGGTCGCCGTATAGCCTGAACTTGATCCTGCTGTTACGGTGCAAGAAGCTAAAGCGCCGCCGCTCCAAGTCGGGTTCACTGTCGCCGTGCCGGCCGTTCCGCCGCCGCCCAAAATGTTCCAGGTAATACCGGTCCCGGTACCGCATCCCGCGCCACTTTGAACCACGGTGCAGGTGCCGCTCAGTGCACCGGCTAAAACTCCAAGCAGTGCCTTTGGCGGAGAAGTGCAGGAACCGCCCGTGGCCAGCGCTTGAGGCACACTTGTCCAAGTCGTTGTGGTATTTGATCCAGGCAACGCGCCACTCGGCGTAACCGTGCATTTATCCACAAACGAGAGCAACGGCGGCGTTTCACCTGAACAGCCACTAAGGCCGCCGCCTGAGCCGGTGCAGCCTATCAGCAACTCCCCGCCCGTGGTCCGGCCGTAAAACCCGTAGCCCGTAGCGCCCGGCACAAGGGTAACGGGAATCGTCACCGTATTCAGCCCGCCGCCCGAGCCGGTGGTGATGGTTTCTTCCGTCGAGGCAAGCGAGATGCCGTTAGGCCCTTCGAGCGCGGCAATCCGGTAGTAGTACGGGGTGCTATCGGCGCAGCTGCCGCCGGTCGTTGCCGTCGCCAGCGTGCCGTTTGTCGGGGTCGGCAAAACAGCGGTACCCCAAGCTCCAGGTCCGGGCGCCACGTTGAAAATTGCTCCGCTGTCGGTCAGGTTGGGCGAACGAATAATCACTACGCCGCCGCCACCACCGCCGCCGCTTCCTGTACTGCTGGCCGCTGCCGGTGTGCCGTATCCTCCAAAAACGTTCAATTGAGCGCCCGAGGCCAATGTCACCGTGGGCGCAATCAGGAAGATGCAGCCGCCGCCCAAGCCATACGTGCCGCCAGTGCTTCCGCCCGCCGATCCGCCCGCGCCGCAAACTGAACCTGACTCCGGAAAGATCGGCCCATCTGAGACCGACGCGCGCTTGATCGTCGTGGAGGGAGTGCCGCCCGTACCGCCCGTCCCCCCGCTAGCGGCGCTGGCCACTCCGCCCGCTGTAATTGCGGCAATCGCTCCGTTGTTGTAACCAAACGATCCTGCCGCCGCGGTGCTGGCCAAGGTGCCCCCACCGCCCGCCCCGCCCGCGCCGCCAAACGTTCCCTTAATGTCGTTCAGGCTGTTCAGCTTGATAACGCAGCCGGTTCCAATGGTGATTGAAGTCGTTGCACGGATAATCAGGGGGATATCCGTGCCAGACTGGAGTGTTGCATTGGTGCAGCTAAACGTCGTTGCGTTATAGATGGCGTTGTTCAATACATTCGTGCCCGTGGTGTACGACAGTGCGCCATCCGACCCGTCACCGTAATAATTCATCCAAGCCGGCGCTCCGCCGGTCGATAACGCCCCAAGATCCTGCAGCGACCACGAGTTGCCGGTTTTCAAAAAGCCCGCTATGTGGCCGCTGGTAGGCGGCGAGGCTTCGGGAAAGGTCCCGGCCAAAAGGTTATTGGCTCCGTTCACCCAAAGTTCCCAGTTGTTGTCCGTGGAGTCGTATCCAATCTCGCCGCTGGCCGCGCTGGCAAAGCCATTTGCCACCGGCACTTTAATCTGGGTCGCCCCGCTAAAGTCGTAAGTGCCGCTGCCGCTTGCCGCCGCTGCCACGCTGCTGAGCGGCACGGTGGTCGAGTAGGTATCGGCGCCGGTTCCGTTAGCGTAGCGGTAGCCGGTTCCGCCCGAGCTATTGGTGCCGCCATTCGCGGTCGGCAAGTATCCGCTTCCATTTAGCAGCGGAAAGCAGCTTGCGGTGTTGGTCGTGCAAGGCACCCATACATTGGTCCCTGCTGCGTTTGAGAGCACGCCTTGGTTGGCCGCGCTGGCCACGGCGGCGGTCACAAACGCGCCTGTGCCCAGTGCCGTCTCAGCACCACCATTCAAAGAGAACATTAGCGTGTTGGCGCCAGAGTCGGCGCGGATATAGTCGACGCCCGATGTCGGTGTGCCCGCGGTGCCCCCTTGACCAAGACACAGGATACCGGTGGCGGTACCGCAGGAGGGTGGTGAAGATCCGGCGTTGAAGGCGGTAGCTGACACTGCATCCGCTGAGGTCACGCCGCCAATGCTGTTTACCTTGAACAGCGACGACCCGCCGTTGATGTGGAAGTCCAGAAAGTTCCCTGCAAAGCCGCTGGCGGCGTTGATGCCCAGTTCTGTGCCACCCGTGTTCCATGTCGTTGGCTCGCTCGCGCCTTGGTCGATGTAGACGCCCGGCGTCGAAGTCGTTCCGGTACCGGCGAAAGGCACGCCAGAGAACAAGACGGAAGGCGTCGAGGCAGCGCCTGCGCTGCTGAAAGTCGCTTTTCCGGTTACTTGCAATGTCGTATCGACATCGGCAAATCCATAAAGAGCGGTTCCAATCGGTGGCGCGGTCAGCTTCGCCCAATAAGTCACGGCTGATCCGCAATTCGGCGCGGAGCCTACCGCCCAAACCAGATCCTTCAGCACATTCGGCGCAAACAGGGTTGCGCCATCAGCGCAGTTAATGATGGTGCCGCCGCCATTCTGCAAAAAACTATTTGTGATAAACAACAGTCCGCCAGCCGAGCCATTGATAATCGGGGCTGCTCCTGCGTTCACAATGTTCGAATTGTTGATGTAGAGTTGTGAAGTCGCGGCTTGCGTGGTAAAGGTCGTCGAACCTCTGACTCCGTTAAAGAACGGGCTGGAGTTAGGAAAAACCTGCACAGAAGATCCCGTTAATTCGGTCTCATCCACTTGCATGTTTCCACCGGCGTAAACCACGCCGGTAATGCTTCCTGACTCCCAAAAGGACTTGGTTGCCCCAAAATAGTTGAAGGCGATGGAGCCATTGAGATTGAGATCAGTTACATCAAACGGCCCGTAGAAATACATCGCGTGCGCGCCAGTGTTGACCGTGGCACCGTTGCCGATAATCGTGATCGGGACTGCGGTCCCAATCAAATCTCCGCTGGTCGTATAGGATGCGGGTGCGACCGTGACCGTGTAATTCGCCTTCGCTGCTGCGGTCATTGCTGCGTAAACGGCATCCAGCGTCTTGAACGGCAAGTCAATCGAGCCTGTTGGCGTATAGGTGTCGGTGCGGTTGCCGTCCACGTAATAAATCGTCGTCGGGACGAGCGTCGCATCGCTGGTCGCAGTGATAATGCCTGTGCCCGTCGCCGTGATTGACGCAGCGCCGTCCACAATCATCGTTGCGGTGGTGTTGGTCCCGCTGGTGATCAAAGGGAAAGCTGTGCTTGTCGACGCGACGATGCTAGCCCAAAGTCCGCTTTGGCAGGTATAGATTGTGCCCGGCCCAACAACCACCTCCATGGGAGAGCTAGTCGAGCACGCTCCCGACGGTGCCGAATACACATAGTCCACGCCGAAGTTCCCCACAATCACTTGTGCCGTCGCGGGGAGCCACGCAAGCAGTAAAAGAAAGATCGGCAGCTTTTTCATCGCGTCACCAGCAGCGTTGTTGTCACAGCGTTGGTCAATGTCTTCACATAGGCGCGTACATACTTTGCCCAAAACTGCGGCAGCTCGATCCTGCCCACATAATTTGCATTCAGTTGGCTCAAAGAATTGAAGACGTTGATATTGCAGTAATGCGAGTCTTGGTCGATGTCGGCGGTCTGGATATCAAGTTCGAACGTGCCCGGAGCCCCGCTGAACATCACTTCGAACGAAGCGCCCCACGGGTAAAACGAGGCTCTGATTCTTTCCAGTTGCACAGCAATGCTCGCCGTGCCTTGCGCCACCGTCTCGTTCTGAAACAAGAAAATCTGGCGGTTTTCGCGGATCAATTGTGCCTGCCCGCTTCCCGGATAACTTGGCATCCTCAGTCCTCTTTCCCGTGGCATTCCGCGTTCGGCGCGTAGCCAGAAACCGTTTAACCGCCCCAGCCGCCCACATTGAGTTGTCCTTCCACCGTGGCGTAGGGCTCGCCAAAGGCTGAAGGTAGCCGTTGCATTTTGGTAAAGTAGAGATCCACCAGATGGCGGTCCATTCCGGCAATCTGCTTAATCCGGTTGGTGTATTCGGCGCGCGCGGCCTGAACCAAGAACTGCCAGTTCGCGCCCGCTCCGCGCTCCATCTCATCGCCTTTTTGCGATTCCTTCCAGATGTAGAGCATTTCGTAAGCCCGCAACTTCACCAGTTCTTCCGTCAGCGGAAACGGCACCGTGTCGCTTGGGTTCGCAAGCGGTGGCCAATTGGCTTGGCAGCTCCACGTGTAAGGCAATTGCTGAATCGGATGCGGCCAGAGTTCGTAAAGCATCTGCCCGTAGGTCGCGCTGCCCGCGCGCGTGTCCTGCTGGTAAGGCACCACGTAAAGCGGCTCTTCAAAGTTGGTGCGTTCGGCATCTTCTTCAGCCAAGTCCGCCTGCGATTTGGTCCACCAGTCCATCGCGTTGTTATTGGTGGTGTCGCGGATGTTGTGCCAGCGTTTGAAGCCTGCCGGGGCGGCATAGTAGGCCTGGTAGATCATGTAGGTGCCATTCACCTGTGCCGGTTCCATCCATGGCCGGTGCAGGGTCAGCACCACGGCGCTGGGGTTGGTCGCATCCACGGCAATGATCGAGTAAAGGCTGTAGTAGGGCACGCGGATCTGTTGTTCGGTCAAAAACGGCCGGTTTGGGATTGCTGCAATCCACGCCGCTGAGGCCACCGCATCGCCAACCACGGTGTTTGTAAACGGCGTAACGGTAATCGTTCCCGGACTCAGGAAAGAAGTTGTTGGCGCACCCAGCAGGTTGGGCGTTAACCATCCGCCCGTTTGCAGTTGGAAACTCCATACTTGTTCGTTTTGGATTGCAGCGAGGGCTTCGTTCAATTTGGTCTTGGCCAAACCGAAGTTGCATCCCGGTATCCCCAGCATTTCCTGGATCATGTTGGTCAACATGCCAAGTCCCCATTCCCCACTGCAGTTCCTCACCGTCAAGCAAAAGCGGCTCTGCAGATCGCTCCGCAAGAGCCGCTCAAGTGTCTCCTGGAGAGACCTCGTTAAAACTGGCCGCCAAAGCCCATAATTTGCACTTGCTCGGCTGACAGGTTTGCGCCTGCCGCCACCGGCGCCGCAATGGTTGAAAGCACCGCCGTCAAGCTCGGCGGGCTTCCGCCCAGAGCCGTGGTCGGCACGGTTGGCACTGAAGTGTAGCCCTTGCCGGGCAGCACAACTGTTGCGCTTGAAACAAGAGTGGCGCTTGAGACCACAACTGAAACCTGCGCTCCACTGCCGCCGCCGCCCGTTGGCGTAATCAAATAGGTTCCCGGCGTCATTCCGGTTCCCGCGCCGGCGCTTCCAATCGTTACGCTGGCCACGCTAGCTGCCGTAGCAAATCGCCACACCAGCACCCAACTCGCGCGCGCGCCCACCGCTGAGGGCACACCGACTACACCGTAAGTGGTGCTCACAGAAATAAAGTCGCCGGCCATTCCGTCGATGTACCACTCGTACAAGGGCAATGCAATCGGGTCGCCCGCGGCAGCAAGGCTCGAAGGTCCGTTGCCGTAACCGCACCAAATCGCCCGCTTGCCCACGAAGTCCGGGTATCCCTTGAGCAACGTAAGTTGCATATTCCCTCCTACTCCTGGAACGCCGGTGCCGTGAGTTGGCAAACAATTTTGGTAGCCGCAACCGGCGTCTGCACGGCAATGCCCACGGTTGCCGGCACCAAGGTTCCACTTGCCGTCGGGTCATCAAGGCCGGTCGCAGTGATATTCAACACGTCGCCAATGGCCGGGCTCACGTTGGTGAGTGAGGACTTCAGCAAGACTGTCGCATCGCCCAGCTCCTGCACAAAGCCATACACGCCGGTTGCCGGCGTCTGGCCAGCCGTGATCGGGCAAAGGAAGACGCATTTGCGCGGCGAGTTCAAGGTCAGCGCCTTGTCGTAGGTGGTGACGTTGTTGATCGGCCCACCATAGTTCGAGCTGGTCAACGACTTGAACATGCCAATGGTCCCCGTAGCCACATTGGCCGCGGTCGCGCCGCTATCGATTTGCACAAAGCGGTAGCGGCCGGCCAGCAACGTGCCCACAGCGCTGTTTGAGAGCTGCATTCCCTCTTGCTGGGTAATGTCGAAGTACTCGCCAATGTTCAAGCCGCCAGCCGCAAAGGGCAAGCCGGTGCGTATGTCCGTCAGGCCGGTCGGCGAGGTGAAGGTGCCCCCGTTCAGGGCTAACCAGGTCGGTAGAATCTGCTGAAGAGGCATGTCTTCTCCTTATGCCGTAAAGCCGAAGGCGTAGCAATTGTGCCGCGGTTGTGTGTTGTAGAGGTTGGTGCCCAGCCGCATAAACAGCGCGTCAATCGAAACGTTGTTCGGCATCGGCGCGCGGCGTAATCCAAAATTCCAGCCCTTCTTGTTCGTGGGCCGAATCTTGAAGCTCTCCGGCTCCAGGAAGTAGAGAACTTCAGAGGCCTGAATCGTGGTGGTCGAGGGCAATCCAGATCCGGTCGGAGATACGGCCACGTTCACGCCGGCTGAGGTGAACTGCGGGGTCGTAAACGCCACGGTCGTCGTGCTCGATCCAACGCCATCGGCAAGGTTGGTGTTGCCGGCCACCCCGTTGGCTGGCGCCAGCTCAATGTAGTTTTGAGCCTGTGCCGAAGGGGCAAGCGGATCGGCGTAGATGTCCACGCCGTTAAAGACCAATCCATCCCACTTGATGTCGTGCCGGGTGTTTGAAACATCGCGGCGCTGTGCGTCGAGCGCAATCGCAACAGCCTTAAAGCCAAACACGTTGGTAATGCCCAGTGTCGGGTTGCCGCCCGTCACCTTGCACTGCGACCAGAGCTGCATCAGCACGGCAAAGTCAATCTGCCCAGTTCCGCCTGCCGAGGTGCCGCAATAAATCGGCGTCGAGTTCAAGGCGGTGCCAATGTTGCCATTGCGCACTTGCGCGCCGTAACTGGTGTAGATGTTGCCGTAGACTGAGGGGTCGATGCCGTTGCTTAGCGCTTCGTCAAGACCGTTGATGGTCTTGATGCGGTTATCGCTCACCGTGGCAGACGACGGTTGGCCATGCCGGAACGAGTCCATCTCCTGCATGGTGTTCATGGTCATCACCATGGTCTCCATGTAGAGCTGGTACTCATCCACAATTCTTGAGGGACCGGAGTTGATCACCCCGCCGGTGCCGGAGCCATCATCCATCTCCCAATCGTCCAGCGGGTACCAGGTGGCGTAAGCCTTGGGCAGGAACTTGATCCCGGTGTTGATCTGTTGGCGGGTCACGGTCACGGTCTGACCGGGATTGACCGCAGCACCCTGTGTGCGTCCGTACAGGATGCCTTCCATCATGCCAGCGCCGCCCAGGAACTCGTCCCAGACACCGGCCTTGCGGAGCTTGGCCTGGAAGGGAGTGTCAACAAACAGGTTGTTGAACACCACATTCTTCCTGACGCTTTCCAAATTCGAGGCGTCTATTTCGTTGTAGAGCGGATCGGTTGGCACTGGTCACCTTCTTCGAATTGAGATAGCAACAGCCCAAGCCGTTGCCGGTCTTGAGCCATTGCTTGTTCTCCTCGAAGGAGGGGCATGTCGCTCGTTCAATACTCCAAAAACTGCTCTGCTAGGCGGCTGGTTGCGATTCCGCAATTTCCGTACGGATCGCTGTCGCAGTCGCTTGGCGGCGCTGTTGAACAGTCAGGTTCAAAGGGTCGGGGCGCTCGTTGGCTTTAACGGCGCGCGCCACTTCGCTAAACTTGCTTGATTCCGCGCGGCGAATATCGGGGTTTGAGCCAGTCCGTTCGGCCCACTTGCGGTCGTTGTCTTCAAGCGCCTTTTTGTTCGCGGCGGCAATCTCAGCCAACTTCGCTTCGTAAGGCGCGGCGGCTTCGGCCTTGATCTTGGCGTCGTGTTCTTCCTGGGCCTTCTGGCGCAGCGCCGCTTCCTTGCCGGGAAAGTCATATTTCTGCGCAACCCAATCGCGAATCGGCAAACGCCGCGCAGCTGCTTCGCCGGCGATCACGTCAATCGAATCCGGCAAAAATTGGCCACCGGTCAGGCGCTGGTAGTTCTGCATGATCCAGGCAAAGTTGCTCAAGCCAGAACCAAGGCGCTGGTCAATCTCTTCCATAAACGTCGGGCTGCCGGGTGTGCTTCCGGGCGCATTGGCCACATAGCGGCCTTGCGGGTCGCGTGGTGGTGCATTTGGCGCTGGCGATGCCGGTGCAACAAAGCCAGGCGCTTCAGCGGGGATAAATCCGGCGGTGCGCGCGGCTTCATTCTGGGTCCTGTAAAACGCGGCCTGAGCTTCGAGGTTGGCCTTTTCCGTGCCCCAGTTATTAAGCGCCGGGGCAATGCTCTCATCGTAGAAAGCATGGTTGGCGCGCTGGGCAACCTCGGCTGCTTCTTTGGCGGCGGCGGCGGCTTGCCGTTCCTGCTCGGCTTTTTCCACCGCTTGTTGTGCGGCAATCCGTTCTTGCGCTGCCTTTTCTGCCGCCTGCGTAGCGGTTTGCCGCTCTTGTTCGGCAGTCGTCAGAACTCCGGCAAAGGCGCTAATGGCCTTGGCGTCGAGCGTTGCGATCTGCTCGTCGGTCAGTCCAGACTGCTTCAAGATTTCGTTGACTGTCGGCATTGCGTTGTCTTCTCCAGGATCTTCAATACATCGGTTGCTGGCCCATCGGAGTCGGTTGTGGCGGACTCACGAGTGCTGTTTGCATGTCTTGAATTCCCTGCGCAATCTTTTCCGCACCAGCGGCAAGACGCGGGTCCGAAGCAGCAATTTGTTTCACTGTCTGGTACCAACGCGCCAACAGCATCTGCATTTGGTTTGCGGGAGCTTGCGAGGGAGGGGTGGGAGGCGTTGCCTGCGGCGGTGTCTGCGCGCCGGCATCGGCAGGGGGAGCGCCGCCACCCGGAGGAGTAGCGGCGCCTTGATCCTGCATTCCTGGTGTTGCTTGAGGGGTCGTAGCCATTTCGTCTCTCGGTTCGGGCTACGCCTTGACGGCGGTCTTCTTGTGCCCGCCCTTGCGGCCACGCTTCCGGCCGCCCTTCTTGATGTGGGTGGCCTTCATTGCGGTAACGCGCTTCCGTCTCGCCATGACATTCTCTCCTTGGGGTTGAAATAGAAACGGCCCAAGCCGTTTCCGGGCTTGAGCCATTGCTTGGTCCCCAAGGAGGGGGAGCATGTCGCTCTTTGATTGCTTAATTATCTCTAGGCCGTATCTGTTTTTCTGTCAAGTCCTTTCTACAGAACTTTTGCATCGATACCCAGAATTCGGCGAATCTCGGTTGCAAGCGTTTCTGGAACTTTCAATCTCTGTTCAATGTTCACGCCCAAAATGGGTCCATGGTTGTACTGAACAACCATCTTTCCGTTGGTCTTCAGCGCCTGCAGCAGGTCGTTCAATTGTGCTACGTCGGTGGGCAACGCTACCGTCACTTCGGTCACGTAATAGTCTCTCTGCGCCACGATTCTGATTGGCATTGGTCTCTCCCTAACTCAACTTTCTGTGACCGTTGTGCGCGGTTCTCCGCCCTGTGCGCCTTTTTGTTTCAATCTCGGCGCTTTATTGCCTGAAGGCGGGCGACCGCCGCCGCCACCTCCACCACCGCCTTGCTTCCCGCCACCGCCTTGAGCGCCGCCGCCTAACTGCGAGGGGTCAATGCCTAGTTGCTTCAAGAACAACATGGTTTGCACTTGAGCAACAATCTGCATCTTCTGCATTTCAACTTGTTCGTTGAAGAACTTTTCGCGTTCTGTGTTTCCGGGCACTTCGCCGTAGTTCGGCACGTCTAGCTTCTTCATCACCGTGCACCAGGAGATCGGTGCGTTGCCGCGTTTCAGTTGCAGGTATTTGAGTTGCTCCTGCATCTGCGTAATCCGCAGCAGGGTGCTGGGCACAGAGGTAAGCCGAATCTGTTTCGCAAACCACTTGGCGCGCGTCAGCCGGTCATACTGGCTTTCGCCTGTTGGGAAGTTTCCGTTCACCATCTCGTCGGGCAAGTGGCTTGGAACCAGATCATCCGGGTTGTAGTCAAACACTTCGCGTGAAATGTTGTCGGCGCCCACGTACTCCATGATCCGCTTAACGTTGAACCATTGCAGAATCAAAAACTTCATCCGGTAGCCAACTGCTTTGTTGGCCTTTTCGATGCGCGCGGCAATTCCCTTGGCAATGGGGCCAATCGACTCCAGCATCTTGTCTGCCGTCTCGTTGGCAATGTTCATCTTCATGTTTTGCAGGTTGCCCAAATCCAGCAAGCCGAGTTGAGAATTCTCGGCTTCCTTCAAATACTTCAAAAAGGTAAAGTGTTCGCCCTGCACACGCACTTCGTCCGGCAGCAGCGATTGAAGAATCTCTTTCGGTTTGCCATCCACTCCGTAGCGCACATCCTGCTCAAAGATGTCGAAGTGCTCAATCTTGGCTCCGCCTGTCGCCGTGTGGTCGTAACCTATGGGCGGGTTCAGCGTCACCGTAATAACGTCGTCGATCTTGCGTTCAATCTTTCGTTTGGTTGTCTCGATCGAAGCAACGTCGCCCACCAGGGAGCGGCCCATCGGCTCCCATGGCACATCGTCCACGGTGTACTGGATCACAGGGATCTTGCCGTCCCAGTCAAAGGTCGGCCCGTCGTAGAGCGGTTTATCCAAGCCGGTTGAGGTGATGATCAAGCGCAAGTTCGGATAGACGCGGCAATCTTCCGGCATCGCCGGCCGCATAAAGGCTTGCCCGTTCACCACCCCGCCAAAGATCGGCTGGTTCACGCTGGGCACTTTGTAGAACCAACTGGTGCCCAAGTCGCCCATCGGCAATTCATAGCCGGTATTGTTGATTCGCAGGTCGCGGATGAAGGTGTAGCGGATTTCGCAATAAAGGTTGCCAAAGCTTCGGCCCTGGTCGCCGTAACGATAGCGCTCGGCGTAGTCCAGCCGCCGCGCCTGCACTTGGGTTTTATAGCTGCGCGGGCCCACGGTTTGCAGTTGGCCTTGGAAGAGCGGGAACCGCCCGTGGGCTTCGGCAATCGGCATGTAGTCGTAGGCGGTAACGGCATAGGCGTCTTGCACGTCGTTCGATCCTGGAATCTGCACCGGAACAACGTCCAGCAATCCCAATGCGTCAAACACCATCTTGCGTTCGCCGTAGCCGTATTCATCGGCGCGCACTTTGGGCCACAGGTAGCCGATTCCCATTACGCTGGCATATTGCAGCACTTTGAGTATTTGAAAAGGGAAATCCGACTCCAGGTAAATGCACTTCGATACCTTCGTCAGCATCTCGGCAATCTGTTTATAAGCCGGAACGTCCGACCCATAGCCGGCGATTTCGCGCACTTCCGCCAGCGTTTCGCAGAATTTGCGAATGTTGTACTTCAGTTCGTTGGTAATCAGGCTAGAGCGAGCCTTGTCGCGGAATACGGCGTCGAAGATGCGCAGATTGGTTCCCAGATTCCGATAGCAACTCTGGCCTTCCAGCCAGCCTTCACCTTCTTGAATCTGTTCTTCGACCCAACCTACGCGGGTGCTCGGAGAAGTCTCAAACCGCGGCACCTGCCAATTGACCGTCTCTAACTCCACCCGTCATCGCTTTCCGGCCCCATAACAAATGGCCATAAGCGCAACTTATGCGCAGATCATCCTAGCGCGCATAGTAGGACAAATAGAATCAGGCGTCTACACCATTGTTTCTGTAAGTCAATCAAGCGCGGCATTCGGCAAGCATAACCGGCACACTGCCTATCTTCCAGTTATGCAAGCTAAGCAAGCAGATATGCCAGCAAATGCCATCGTTCAATTCATAAATGCCAGCAAATGCCAACTAATCGAGCATTAGCGCCCATGCTCAAACGCTTCGCTATGCAGATAGCTAACGCGCTTGAATTTTGTTTTGTCGGGCCGCTTGTCGTAGAGTTCCAGATGCCTGCGCAGGAACTCCCGGTTCATGTTGTTACGCGCATTGGCCATCAGGTTGAACATGTGGGAGCGCAGCTGCTTCTTCATCGGCCCTTCAATTCTCTCGCGTTCTTCGTCTCTGGCCTCTTCGGCAATACGTTCCTGATCGCGCATCCGGCTGGACCAATACTCGGCCGCCATGGCGGTGCCGCAGACGATCTTCTCCCAGCCCCAGGGCGCCGGATACTGTTCCGGTAATCCCATGGTCAACTGCTGGTTGATCGGGTTTCTCCAGTAGACAATCTTTCTGCTCAACTGCGCGCTCATTCCCATCCTCCCACCCCAACCATATTGAGCCGGCACGGCGTCACAATCAACGGAGGGTTATCGTTTTTCGGTGGCGAGTACCGGCGCTGCGCGCGTTCGGCCAGCACATCAAAGTCGTGGGCGGTAAAGAACGACTGCGCGGCGGCGCGCACCCGGTCATCGTGCTGTCCGCTGCGGTGCTCCATCTTCGACGCTCTTCCGGCCGCCGCGTGGCGTTCCAAAGTCTTCAATTCTTCAATCAGCCATTTTGAAGCTGGCCGGTACCATCCGCCGTTCACGGCTTCGGTAAAGTTTGTCATCAAGATGGGCACACTCCATACGTTCGAGTACCAACCTTCTTTCTTGCTGCTGTTGTCCTTGATCTTCTTGCTGTCGTAGCGGCGGGGTTTGTGGTGGTGGTAAAAGCCCATCAGCTTCAGTTGGTGCTGGCAGGTGTCGCCGGGCCGTGTGATTTGCTCAACGCAAAATTTTATGCCGCGCGGGTCGCGGCTCTTCTCGCCATACCAAGCCGCTACGCAAGCGGCAAAACCCACAATTTGAGCGGAATTGACGCGGTTTGACACAAACTCGGCCACTTGGTAGTCAAACTCATCGCCAAAACGGTTGCGAGTCACAGAGAGGCAGGTTCGGTCTTCGTCTTCTTTGCCAAGGCCGTCGGCGGTATCGATGCCGCAACTGTAGTCGCATCCCGCCTTTGGCTCTTCAAACACCAGCAGTTTGTCAAAGCTATCGGTCTCTACGTCTTCGTCCACAGGCAGCAGCGGCACCAGCACCCAGTCGTATTCCTGGCCCCGATGTGACTTCCAATGCACGCGGATGTGGGCCTTTTCGTCGTCGATGATGGAGTCCGGCGGTTCAAAGCCGTCGTCGATCGAGTCTCCGGTAATGGCGTACGCCTGCACCGGCTTTTTGCGTTCCCTAGCATTGCCGCGCACTTCGTAGATGCGCTCTTCAATCTCTTCAATGGTTTCCATTGGAAAGACGCTGTCGTGCACGCCGGTGAGCGCTTCAAAGTCATTTGCCGGCATCTGCGCAAACCAAATCTTCTGCGCATGGTTCTTGCAGGCTTTCAGGTAGTTGAACTGCCAAAACCATTTTTGTTCAATCGGCATCCGCCAGTTTGCGCCAGCGGCGCGCGCCAAATAAGGCGTGGTGCGCACGTAGAGTTCGGCGCTGCGCACATGGTTCCGCGTGGCTTCGGTTTCTCTAAAGTCGTGTGGCACCGGGAATTGCCGAATCCAATCCGCTTCCGGATAAAGATCCGTGGCCATGGCCCAGGGAATGAACACGGGGCAAAGGTCATGCAGACCTTTGGGAAAGTCTTCTTTGGCCGCGCGCCAGGTTTCGGCCAACCAGCCGGTGTTGCCGCCGCCGGTGCCTTCAAACACCATAAACAGGTTCTTGGTCGCGTGGGTGGCGCGCAGCAGCCCTTCTTCAATCACCTTTTTCGGCTTGGGAATATCGGCCAATTCTGAGACGTGGATGCAGGTCGGCGTCCAGCCCTGCGCAATGCCGGTGGCCTGCATACCCGACTGGATCGAGAGCACCGACCCATTTTCAAACGCGCCTTTGGGCAACCGCCGCGGCACCAGCCACCAGGGGCAGTGGTTATAGGCAATATCCAAGATGCGGCTAATCAGCTCAGACTTATCGCTCTGCACCGATGCCATCACCGCTTGGGTGTGCGGAATGAAGAGCATACGGTGCAGGAATTTCAGGGCCGTCTTGGTGGTAATGCCCACCTGCCGCGCTTTGATGATCAGCAGCCGGATGGCCACTTGCAGCTCATCGAAATCGGCCACAACCTGATCGAAGATTTCCTGCGATTTGCGGTTTTTGAACTTGAAAATCTGGCCGCCTTCGTTGCACACGTAAGCGTAGCGGCTTTCAAAGTAGCTGCTATCCAGTGCGCAAAGGATCTGTTCGTTCTCGATCCAGCGGCGGATCTCTTCTTTGCGTTTCTGGCTGATGGTCTTGATCAGAGTGACGTAGGAGGACCGCGAGTTCGACTCCATCGTCGTCAAGGAGTCAATGTAGTGTTTGAACTCATCGATCTGTGCTTGGGTGTGGTATTCGGGCATCCACCCGTAGCGGGTTGCGAATTCCGCCAAGTTGGCTTGGATGATTCGCTCGCTGTACATCCTTCTCCGTGCGGGCAGAGCCAGAGTCCGCCAGAGCGTAAGGCCGGCACCGCCGTGCGTTTCACGGGCAAATACCGGCCAGACCAACAAGTGCGGGGTCTCGCGAATTTGCCTTGGTTCATCCCTTTACAGCGCTGGTTTTTGCCGCGCGCTTGCCTAGAGTGTGGACGCGCGGGGTCATCTTCTTCAATTGAACAAGCTTGGTTTTGCTGCTGACTTTCATGCGTTTCGCCATAACATTCCTCCTTGGAATTCCGCAGGCTGAAAACAGCAATGGCTCGGGCCATTACTGGCTCCGAGCCATTGCTTGTTCTCCGTGGGGGAGGGGCATGTCGCTCGACGATTGCTCTACATCTATACCTATTCGATTCTTGCGTCAAGCCTGATCTGTCCCGGTTCTCAATCGGTTCACATACTCTAGAAAGCTTTTCAGCACCGCTGGTTCAAGAAACACGCGGTTGGTCTTGGCAAATCCGTTCCAAGCGTACAGTTCAACCTGCCAGCCATCAAAGGCGGCGAAGAGTCCATCGCCCAAGTAAGAATCTTCTTCTTCGAATCCCGGCATCATCCCTCCCAGGGCTTCTTGAACAATTCCCAACGGCTTTTGTAATCGTCCAGAACCGCGCCGCAGTTCCGCAACGCCTTGAGCGCTACTCTTTTCTTGAACACCACACCCAAGTAAGCATCGCCATCGTTTCTCCATGTGCTGTCCACCAATTTGCCGTCGGCATCCAGGTTCCAGCCGTGGTGGAACGAAAGCGGGAGATCACGCCTCAGTGCCTCGCCTTCCACGTAGGCAAAGCCGTGGCTCAAACTCAGATCGACGCTATTGACAAAACATTGTTTGATCGGTCGCTCTAAGTCAGCGTGCGTCCAGGGGCACTTCTCAAACCACTGTCCATGGCGCAACAGAAAGTCTGCTTTGCCACTGTAGCAATAGCCGGCAGGCGGCGACGGCCGAAGATTCCTGACCATGTCCAGCAGGCGAACCAATCTAGCCTGATGTTCGGTCAGTTCACCGAGCCGGTGAATCCAGTCCAGTTCGGGCGCAGCGTTCAAGGTTTCGGTCATCGCGGGCTTTCCAGCAGCCGCTGACGGATCGGCACCAGCTTTTGCTGCATGTCGCTTGACGAAGGAAACAGTTGATCCAGGTCGTCGTCGCCGTCAAAGGTCGACACCGGCGCCGCCGGGTTGTTCTCCGTCGATTCGCGGCCACCAAATACCGCCACCTGTTTGCCAATAAAGGTTGGGCCCTTGGCTGAGGGTAGCCAACCCAAACCGGTGTGGAGCATCGACCGGTCTTTTTCGCCGCTGGGCAGTTTGGCGTAGTCGATGGTCTTCTGCATCACGGCGGGGTGCGCAGACCAGGCGAGCATCCGCACAATGTTGGCTGAAGACGCCTGCAGCGCGAACATGATCGCGCCGGTCAGTTGCTGGATGTCGATTTTGGCTTTGATGGCGATGGCTTCCCACGGCAACCGTTCGCGGTCGACGCCAGAGATGGAGTCGTACTTCCTCAAGAATTGGGCAATGGTCTCGTCTTCGCGGCAAAAGCGCATGGCGTCGAGCACGCCCTTCAGGCCGCCTTCGGCTTTTTTGAAGATGGGTGTGATCTGGGGAACCTTGGCTACTTGCTCAGGGCTGATCTTCAGCCGTTTCAGGGCGTCCGCTGTCTGGTCCCGCTGGCTCAGGCGTTTGGGCACGGGCAATAAACTCTTTTTCCCGTTCGCCAATCCAGTCGCTTTCTTCCTCGATGCTGAGCCATTTCGAGAGCGGCTCGCCGCTGGCGCCGTGTTCTTCCCGGATGCGGTCTTCTTCGCTGGGGAGACGAGAGTAAGCGGCTTCCCGCCATTCTTTCGGCTCCGGGAACTGTTTGGCGAGTTGTCTTTCCATCGTGTCATGAATACCCCTGAGCGCCAGTCCGATTTGCTCGAATGCTAGCACAAGCCGTTGTTCGTATTCTTCGGTCATTGCAGTCTTCCTTGTGAATCGTCGCGCGGGGGCCAAATGGCAATCGGTTGGTCGTCGGCCGCGTTCCAGTGTTGGGCTTCATCTCTGGCCTGGTCGAACGGTAACTCCGGCCCGAGTCTCATGGCCAATTGCCGCGGTGTCTCCATCATCGGGTTCTTGCAGTCATTATGTTCTACGGCGTAGGTCATGGAGAGCCATCCAACCTTCAGTTGGTGCCAGCGATGGTGTTTTTTTATCGGTTTGTGGCATTTCCGGCAGATACGGTGATGTTGATCCGCCCGCTTCAACAAACCCGCAAGCCGTTTCCGCCAGTTGGGTTTTGGGCGCTTCACGGCTCAACCTTAATATGAAGTACACGCAGAAAGTCGCGGTCTTGGCTTGTGAGCGGCAGCACGGGCGGTTCGTCGTCAATTTGTCGCGCTTCGAGCATTTCGCGGTTGGCTTCATGCAGCAACTGCAAGCGTCTCTTTCTGAGTGCTTCCACCGCTTCGCGCCTTTTGTCCGACAGCGCCATTTGGACACGCATTCTCAATCGCAATCGAATCGTCCTTAAAAGCGCGGGCCGCGCGTTTCCAATCTCCGCTCCAGTTTGGCCGGTCCGTCCGCAGCCAGGGTCCAAGGCTCCGGCCAATCTCAAGCGGTCCGCGCCAACGCGGACCCGCGCGCTCTCCAGCGGCAAGGCTGGAGAATTGGTTAAGCAAACTGCGTAATCGGCGTAAAGCCGGTGATGTCCGGGCTCGGCGCCGCAACAATGGTGAATGAATCCGTTTGGGTGGCCACGGTGTTATCCGCGTTGGTGTAGGTAATGGTCAGGGCAAACGTCGCGCCCACGGTGGCCGAGGTCGGAATCGCCACGTAGGTGCTCAATCCGGTCGAGTCGGCGGTGTTGGGTTGGAGCGGGGCATTGACCGAGTCGGAGGTGGTCCACACCGGCGGCGTGGCCGGGTTGGGCACGGTGCCGGTGGGAATGGTGGTGGTCGAAAAGCCGGGGGTAAAGCCGGGTGCAATCGGAACGAGCGACATAGGGGCTCCTTGTTCGGTGATGGCCGTAAAGCCGTTGATATGGTGAAGTTCCAGCAGGCGAAGAATGCGGCACAGCAGGCGCGCAACTTCTTCGATCTCGTCCAGGATCTTGTGGAGCAAGGACATTGGCGCTGTCCTTTCCAATCTCGCCCCTGCGGCCAGGCCGGTTACTTGGTCTTAGTGGCGTTGCCCGTGTACGGCCCAGATTCACTGCTCCCTTCAGCCGCAGGGTTTGGGAGCTTGGCAAAAACAATCAAAAACGGTTCAGTCGGTCAGTACATCGCCGGTCGCGCCGCCAAAAGCCTGTTTTCGCGCGTAGTGCCGTTTCTTCACCACCACGCGGCCCTCATCGTCCTTGGCCAAGGTGGGCACATCCTGGCCGCTGCGTTCGCGCACCACATTCAGCCGCGGTTCCAGCGGGATCGCGACTTCGGCGTCCACGGTTTTCTGTTCAGGGTCGTCGACCGGCGCGGCAATCTTGATCTCGGTTTCAATCTTTTCCGTATCCAAACCGTGCAGGTTGAGCCGGATGGTGATCTTGCCGTCGTAGCCGCCCATGTAGGCATCGGTCTCGCGCAGGTTGCAATCGCCGCGCAGTTTGGCTTGGATCAGATCAAGCACGTCGTTGATGATCTCTTCGCCGGTCAGCCCTTCCACATATTCGTCAACTTCCACGTTGCTCCACCTTTCCTGAATCAAGAATTGTACGCTGTTTTTCAACCGCGTCCACAAACTTTACCGCATCTTGTTCGCTGAGTTCCAGACCCACCATGTCTTGTCCCCAGCCGTCGTAACAGCCGTCCCCGGAGCGAAAAAAGTAGATGGTGCCGGTTTCCTCCACCATCAGCGTGCCCTGTCCATCCGGCGCCGGTTCGGTAACCTTGAGCGTTCCCAGCAGGTCGAGGATCTCGGCGCGGCCATCGCAGCGCACTACCTGAATCTTCATTACGCCGCCTTCCCTTGGTGCTTCGCTTTGAAGGCTTTGAAGACCATCACCGTATTTGAGTGCGGGGTGACCTTGCAGGCTTTGATGTACTGCACCGTGCGGCGAGAGATGCCAAGGCATTCGGCAAGCTTCTTTTCCGTGATCGGAAGGTCCCGCATAAAGGCCCGCCACTCGGCGGCGCGTTCTTTCCGTTTCTTCATGTCTGTCTTGGTTGGTTTTGGCTTGGACATGGCATTCAGCCCTCTTCGATCCAGTTCCCTTCTCCTTTACCAAAGTCGGGGTGTACCTGCGCGGAGTGCTGCTCGCCGGTTTCTTCGTCCACGTAGGGCGGCATGGCCGGGTCGTGCAGCATAGAGTCCAGGTGCCTGCGCAGCGACTCCGGCGTGGTCAGCGGTCCCACTTCGCCGTGAACCTCAAACATCTGGCCGTCGCTGCGCACCGCGCGCAGAAACTGCATCTCGCCCAACTCCGCCTTTCCGCTCTCGTCCCGCTGTTTCAAGAACGGTACCGGCGTCATCCATTCCGTGCGCAGCCACCGCAGACCTTGGTTCGGCGTTTCCATACGCTATTAACTTGCTGCTTAATTTGCGCGCTGTCAACACCGTTTTTAGCAGAGGCTGCGCGTTGGCGCGAATAGGTTCGGTTGCTGCCGCGCACTCTCAAGCAGTGGCAGGGTGCAGCTAAACATCGTTGCGCTGGTGCCATCGAACGAACTTGCTCCGGCCTCGGCGGCAAGCCGGATGCGCCGCCGGGTGTTCACGCGCCCAATGTGGTAATGGCGGTTCATGGCCGCAGCCAGGGTTCCCCACTGGTGCATCGTCTTCAGCTTCCACTCCGTCGTCCCGCCAAGAAACAGGCCCATGTTCGCATATCGCCAGAGCACCTGCGTAACGCTGCGCAGGTCCATGCCGTCTTGCACAGGAAGCAGAATCAGTTTCAAACAGCGCATTTTTGGAATCCACGCAAGGGAGAAATCAAGGCTGGCCATGCCGCCTGCAACGATGTCGGGGATAACCACAAAATCGGCGCTGGCTCCATGGTGCTCGATCAGTCGCTGGAAGGCTACTCCGTCGAATGGTTTCCGTTGCTGGAACGCCGTCCACGCGCCGTTGTCGATGCCGAACTTCAGACCTTCTCGGGACAGCGGGTTACTTGGCGTCAGCAGTATCCGCCAACCGTGGGCACGCAGCGCGGCAAGGTTTCTTCGGCTTCCCGTGTTCGACGCATAGGCAATCACTGCCCATCACTTTACTCCAACTTTCGCCTGCCGTTTTTAACTCGCTCGTCCGTCCGCCGCTGATCTCAATCGCTCGTTATCTTCATCGAGCGTATGCAACGCGTCCAGAACTGCGGCCACCTTCGAGCGGATGCTGCTGAACAAAGGCAGGCATTCCAAGGCATTCGCAATCTCATGGATCTGCGTATTGCCGCTCGCGATCAACCGTTCCAGGCCCAGCAGCCGCCTTTCCGCTTCATCCGACTCCTGCCGCAAGCGCCGCACTTCGTCCACCGCCTGCTGAGCCAGCCGCCAGTCTTCATTCCCATCCGCATCGGCACCCGTTAGCCGGTAGCACTCGGCAAGCATCCCCTGGAGCTTGGCAACCGTTCTTTCAGCCTCGCTCAGCCGCAACCACTCCTCGTCGGTCGGGTTTACATGCAGATCGTCAGGAACTCCCATTCTTCACCCTTTCCGTCGCCCGCTCTAGCGCGCCAATCAGCGTCTCTTCATTCGCCACCGCCCCCAGCCCGCACATCCCCTGCTCCGAGTTCACCAGTCCAAATGGCCATCCGTTGAATTGAATATAGACGTGCCCCGCCGGCACCGTCGCCCCCTTCGAGCACTTGCACTCCTCCCCATGCGGGTTGATCGCAAACCACCACTCGTCGTCCACCTGATGCTCTGTGCACCCCAACCGGTCCTTGATGCTCTTCCACCCCAACGCTATCCCCAACTCAACCACCTTCACAAACACTTCCGTCACTCGCCACCCGCCTTTCCACCCTCAACCGCATCAATAAACGTCTGCGCCGCCACATCATCCTCAAAACTCTTGACGAACCGGCCCGGCTTCCCACCGCCTAGCTCCACCACGTCACTGTCCCCCTGGAGATGCGATATCACCAGCCGCCGCCCACCAGCCATCCCACCTCCAGCCCTGGCGGCACGCGCAAGAATCACCGCATAACACCTGTCCTGCCCCTCTTGGCTCCGCCACTGCGGAGAATACGAGTCATGCCACTCCTTCTGGCTCACCGGCGCTTCCATCTGCGCCAACCTCTCCCGTAACCGCCCAACCAGCTCCTCCAAATCCCGCACCCGCTCATCCGCCAACTCATTACCAGCCAGCAACCCCCGCAATAGAGTAATCTCCCCCACCAACTTCGTCAGCTCGCCAATCAACCTGTCAACCGTTTGCTCCATCGCCAAACACCTCTCGCACCGCTTCTCCATCTCGCACCCCCAACCCCCGCCAGAAACCGCAACCGCTTCTACAGCCTAGCCACTTAACTTGCGCCTATGAATTGCGCTTTCCAGGCCAATTCCCGGCCACGATGATAACTTGCGCTTTCAGGAGGCGTTTGTCAAATTGCGCCTACCGTTTTTGGAGGGTTTCAAAGAAGAGGAGGGGGAAGGCGTCAATGACTCCGGCGCACCCCAGGGGGCCGGACAACTTCCGCACCGCTGCGGGCCTATCAACCTGCATAGCCAACCGGCCACGCGCACCAGAACTGCGCGCCAATGCGATGCACTCACTAATTCTGAAGAATTAGCAAGCGCTCGCC